GTCCTGCTCCCCGGCGGACGGCTGATCTTCATCGAGGTCAAGGCGCCGGAAGCGGGCGCCCGCCCCGGCCAGCAGCGCGAGCACTGCCGCCTGCGCGCAATGGGCCAGCGCGTCGAGATTGTGGCGTCCTTCGACGACGTCGACGACGTGCTGCAGCATGGGGGCCGGTGATGCGCCGCAAGTGGAGCAAGGTGGAAGACGCCTTCATGCGGGAGAACTACCCGAACCGGGCAACGGCGGAAATGGCCTTCGTGTTGAACCGCTCCTTGACTGCGACCTATCGCCGCGCCGCGCAGCTCGGGTTGACGAAATCCGTCGAGTTCAAGGCCGCGCTTTTGGCGAAAGCGGGATCAGCGCTCAAGGAAGCGGGCAAGGCGACCCGACTGAAACCCGGGCTGGTTCCTTGGAACAAGGGCAAGCCGTACCAGCCGCGCGGGCGGTCACTGGTTACGCAGTTCAAGCCCGGACAGATGCCGCACACGTGGCGGCCTGTAGGCACGCGGCGCGTGACGAAGGAAGGGTACGTCGAGGAAAAGGTAGCGGACACGGGCGACACAGGTGCGGACTACGTACCCGTGCACCATTTGGTGTGGACGGCCGCCGGCAATCCGCCCGTCCCGAAAGGGCACGCACTGGTCTTTCGCGACGGCGACAACCGGAACTTTGCGCTTGAGAACCTGGAGCTAATCACGCGACGCGAACTCATGGCCCGCAATTCCGTGCACAACTATGGGCCGGAGATGTCACGCGTCGTCCAACTGCGCGGCGTCATATCCCGCAAACTCAATCAACACAGAAGGAAGGGAACCCCGTGAGCACGCTCGATCAACTGTACACCGTCCTGTCCGCCACGCTCGAACAGCTGAAAAACCCGAAACATGAACCGGACTACAAGCGCATCCAGGCAATCAACGAGACAGCCGGCGCCATGACTGCGGTGGCGCGGCTCGAAATCGATTTTCGCAGGCTCAAGCTGAAGCACGGCGGCACGTTCTTTCCCGCCTTGCCGGAGGAACCCGCCGCAAGCAACGAAGAAAAGCCAGAAGCAACGAAAAGGTTAACCAAGCATGGCAGCGAGACCGCCGTCCCCGTGCCAGGCGGAGTTATCCGGCAGCATCGCTTGTCGTGACACCAACCAACCACCCAACCGCCCAACCAACCAACCAAGGAGAAAACCAGCATGGAAATTGAAACCATCGTGAACGCCCGGATTATCGCCGCGCTTCGCCTGTTCGCCGCCGAGAAGGACGTCCGCGGCTACCTGAACGGCATCAATCTTGAAATCGGCCCGGGCGAAACTCGCCTGGTCGCGACGAACGGGGCGATGCTCGGCTGCTTCCGTGTCGTGTCCCTGCAGCCGGACATCAAGGCCCCCCATAACGAACGTCATCATCCCCAACGAGTTGCTGAAAAGCATCAAGCCAGCCGACAGCGACGTGCTCATCCGCATCGGCGAGCCGGAATCTGTTGCCGACGAGCCGGGCGAGCTGTTTTCGTACCCGGCCACGCTGACACAAGCCGGCGTTACCGCGGGCGGCAAGACGATAGCCGGCGTCTACCCGGACTACCGACGCGTCATTCCCGCGAAAGTTTCGGGCGAGCCTGCGCATTTCGACGTCAAGCTGCTCGCCCTGCTGGCGAGGGCCGAGACGATCCTGCACGGGCCGAGCAAGCACCTTGCAACGATCGGGCAGAACGGCGCCAACGCGGCGGCGCTTATCTCCCTTGGCCGCGACGACTTCATCGGCGCCATCAGCCCGCGGCGTCCCGAAAAAATATTCGTGCCGACTGACGCCCCCGCATGGGTGCACGACCTTCACCTGATGCCGCCCGCCGATGCGGTAGCATCCGCTGACGATCTGGTCTAGCCATGCTCCAGCTTCGCGACTATCAGCACCGCATCGTCGACTTCATCCTGTCCAACCCCCGGTGCAACCTGTTCGTCCCCATGGGGTTGGGCAAGACGGTATCGGCGCTGACCGCGCTGGACGTGCTGATGCTCGTTGAGGATGTCGCGCCCGTGCTCGTCGTCGCGCCGCTGCGCGTGGCCGCGAGCACGTGGCCCGACGAGGTGGCGAAGTTCCCGCACCTGCGGCACCTGCGCGTGTCCGTCGTCGTCGGCGATGCCGCGACACGACGCGCAGCGCTGGCGCGCCCCGCGGACATCTACTGCACGAACTACGACAACCTGACGTGGCTCGACGAGCACTGCGGCGGCGCATGGCCCTTCCGCACCGTGATTGCCGACGAGTGCTCGAAGCTCAAGGGCTTCCGCTTGCGGCAGGGCACGATGCGGGCGCGCGCCCTCGCGAAGCACCTGCACACCAGGGTCGATCGGTACGTCGGCCTGACCGGCACGCCAGCGCCAAACGGCCTACAGGACCTCTGGGCGCTGCTGTGGATGGTCGACCGTGGCGTACGCCTTGGCCGCAGCTTCGATGCGTTCAAGTCCCGGTGGTTTCGATCGGTGCAGGTTGGCGCAGACCCGCACGCGGTACGGCTGGATCCGCTGCCGACTGCGCAACAGCAGATCGAGGACCGGATCCGCGACCTCTGCCTGTCGCTCGACGCCCGCGACTACTTCAGCCTCGCCGAGCCCATCGTCAACACGATCCACGTGACGCTGCCTCCCGCCGCTCGCCGGGTCTACGACGACATGGAACGCGAGATGTTCGTCGAGCTGGCGAACGGCGTCGAGGTCGAGGCGTTCAACGCCGCAAGCCGGACGGTCAAGTGCCTGCAGCTCGCGAACGGCGCCATCTACACGGACGACACGCGCAGCGCCTTCTCTGAGGTCCACGACGCCAAGCTGCAGGCGCTCGACGACGTGATCGAGGAAGCCGCGGGCGCCCCGGTGCTCGTCGCGTACCACTTCAAGAGCGACCTCGCCCGCCTGCAGCGCGCCTTCCCGAAAGGCCGGCCGCTGGACAAAGACCCGGCGACCATCCGGGACTGGAACGCGGGAAGGATCCCGGTCCTTTTCGCACACCCCGGCAGCGCCGGGCACGGCCTCAACTTGCAGGACGGGGGAAACATCCTCGTGTTCTTCGGGCATTGGTGGGATCTCGAGCAGTACCAGCAGATCGTCGAGCGCATCGGCCCGACGAGACAGGCCCAGGCCGGGCACAACCGCCCGGTGTTCCTCCATCACATCGTCGCCGCCGGCACGGTGGACGAGCTGGTCATGGCCCGTCGCGAATCAAAGCGCGAAGTGCAAGACCTGCTTCTCGAAGCCATGAAACGAAAGGAAATCAAGTGAACCAGAAAACGACCTTTGCATCGTCCGCGCTGCTTGCTGCACTTGGCCTTGGCGTAGCGAACTTCGCTTACCAATCCCTCGTCGGGGGCGACTTTGGCGTGGCGCTGGAGCGCACGTGGTTTCAGACGGTCGCGTGCGCCGTGGTCGCGGCAGTAGATAGTATCGCCCGGCGCTAGCGCCCCGGAAACGCAACCCGAAAACGAAAGGAAATCAAGTGAACCAGAAAGCGCCCCTCATGGGATTCCCCGACATCAGCCTCAGCTCGATCGACGACACCGTCGCTGCGGCAGCACGGCCGGCCAGCAAGCGCCAGGCGTACCCGCCGGTTGCACTCGACCTGCAAGTCGGCGGCAGTCACTACAAGGACATGGCTATTCAGCCGGTCGAGTACATCCACGCGAACGGAATTGGCTATTTCGAGGGTTGCGTCATCAAGTACGTAAGCCGGTGGCGCAACAAGAACGGCGTCGAGGACTTGCACAAGGCCCGCCATTTTCTCGATCTGCTGATCGAGTTCGAGGACGCGCAGCGGGGCGGCTTGTGATGCCCGACGCCATCGACCGCGCGCAAGAGCACGCGCATGTGCCGTCCACATGGACCGCCACCGACGATAAGCTGCCAAAAACCGGAAAGCCTGTTTTGGTTTTCGTGCGTGGGAAGGTCCGTATCGGGGAGTTGAGGTGGGAGACGCCAACGTGGGAGGAATCGTTTAGCGCGTTTAGGTACTGGGACGATCCAGAGGAAGAAGGCCAAGAGTGGGAGTGGCACGACGTCACGCACTGGACGCCGCTCCCGAAACCGCCGGAGGGAAGCACCGCACACGATCAGGCCGCGCGCATCGAGCCCGGCGAGCCGGGCGACTGCGACTTGTGCGGCGAGTGGGCATCCCGGCTCGTCGGCGGGGCCTGCGCCCCGTGCCGCGACCGCTACAGACTGCCGTGATGCGGCGCAACCATGAGAGGACGAGATGACCAGCACAACGGCAACATGGACGGTCGAGCTGAACTGCCAGTGCCCCGGCTGCAGCGGGGACGTCAATTTGCTTGACGACGCGGACTTCTGGCACGGACGGTCGCTCGACGTGGGGGAAAGCCGCACCGCGCGAAGCACGTGCATGCAGGTTGTCTGCCCTGCGTGCGGGCATGAGTTCGCCGTGGACTGCGAGTACTGACGGCAAATGCTCGACTCTGAACTCCTGACCGCCGACGAGCTGGCCGAGATAACGGGGTACAAGGCCGCCGGCAGCCAGCGCGCGTGGCTCGCCGACCACGGCTGGCCCTACGTCGTGAACGCGGCAGGACGCCCCGTCGTCGGCCGCTGGGCCGCGCGCCTGCGCCTCGCCGGTGTGCAGCCCACAGCAGCCGGTGTGCTGCCGGCCAGCCGCCCAAACTTCGCCGCTTTGGACTAAGCTATGTGGACCATGCGCCCGAAATCAACTCACCGCGACCTACCACCCCGGATGCTGCGCAGAGCGCGCACGCTCAAAAGCGGTAAGGTGTGGGAGTCGTTCTACTACAACGGCCGCGACGCAAGCGGGCGCCGGGTCGAGATCCCGCTCGGGCACGACTTGAACGAGGCCAAGCGCAAGTGGGCCGAGCTGGAGTGCCGCGAGGCCCCCGCCGAGACGGGGCAGATGCACCACATATTCGACCGGTACGAGCGCGAGGTCATCCCCGGCAAGGCCCCGCGCACGCAGCAAGACAACCTCGGCTGCCTCGTGATGCTGCGCCGGGTATTCGACTCCGTAGCCATCGACACCATCACGCCACAGTACGTCGCGCAGTACCGCGACCGGCGAGGCGTCAAGGCGCCGGTGCGGGCGAACCGGGAAATCTCGCTGCTCTCCCACGTGTGGAACTTGGCCCGGGAGTGGGGGTACACAGCGAAGGAAAACCCTGTCCGCGGCGTGCGCAAGAACAAGGAAACCCCGCGCGACTTCTACGCCGACGACGCGGTATGGGCCGCGGTGCGCGCCGCCGCGTGCGTCGAGCTGCAGGACGCGATGGACTTGAACTATCTGACCGGCCAGCGGCCGGCCGACGTGCTCAAGATGCGCGTCGACGACATCAAGGACGGCGCGCTCGAAGTGCGGCAGAACAAGACCGGGAAGAAGCTGCGCATCCTGCTTGACGCGGACGGCGAACGCACCGAGCTAGGCCGCGTCGTTGACCGCATCCGGGGGCGCAAGGTGACGAGCCTGTTCCTGATCGCCACACCGACCGGCACGCCGTTGAACCGCTGGACGCTGCGCACGCGCTTCGACCACGCGCGCAGCGCCGCAGCGGATGTCGCCGGCGACGACGCGCTGGCCGCGAGGATTCGCGCGTTCCAGTTCCGCGACATCCGGCCGAAGGCAGCAAGCGAACTGCCGCTGGAGCACGCCAGCCGGCTACTCGGGCACACCGAGCACGAGATAACCGAGAAGGTCTACCGGCGCGTCGGTGAAGTCGTGAAGCCGACCAAATGAACAGGGCGTGGCGGAAGCGGTAGGATTCGAACCCACGGTACCTTTGCAGATACGGCGCATTTCAAGTGCGCTGCCTTAAACCCCTCGGCCACGCTTCCGAACATGAGACAAAGATCAAACCCCGATCTACCAGACGGGATGTACACGCGGCATGTGAAGGGCCGAACCTACTACTTCCACGCTAAAACGGTAGAGGGAAAACGCACGGAACTTTCCCTAGGGGCGGACAGAGACTTGGCAATAGCCAAACTGTCCGCCGCCCAACGTAGCATCGACCAAACGTGGGCGAGAGAACTCAGGGCACTATTCTACAGAACCAAGAAACGCGCGAAAAGTCGCGGCATAGAGTTTTCGCTCACCGTCGAAAACGTGATTACGATGTTCTTCGCTTCCGGCGGGAGGTGCAGCCTCAGCGGCCAACCATACATGCCTCACGGGGGCGAAGGGAAACGTTTTAGGCCGTGGATGCCGAGCGTTGACCGAATCGACCCAAACGGCCCCTACTCGTCGAGTAATTCGCGCCTGATCTGCGCATACGTCAACATCGCAATCAACCAGTTTGGTGAGGATCAGCTCGTCCAAGTGGCCGGGAGAATAGCCCGCCGGCGACAAACGCAGCGCCCCGGCCCCCGCGTGGTTGCGGAAAGCGTTTCCGCAACCGCCGTGGAGACGACTGAAAAACACTAAACACGTCAAGCACTTACGTCTATTTGCATCGGCTTTCAAGTCATCGGAGAAAGCGAATCGAATCAAAGCCCGGCGCGGTTTTCGTTTCCGCAACCGCCCGCAATTGTGCCCTTCTAACCCGTTGATTGTACTTCGCGCCGGGAAGGGTTGCGGAAACAACAAAGGAGCAGTAATGAGCGTTGTGGTCTGGGATGGTAAGACGCTTGCGGCAGACAGGCAGGGAGTATGCTGCGACATGGCCTACACTGAGAGCAAGATGGCTGTGCAGATGCGCGAATCAGGGAAAATCGTTTGTGCTTGGACCGGAGTCGCGTGCTACGGAAGAGAGCTGGCCAAGTGGTACTTCGACGGAGCAGACAAGGATCAGTGGCCAGACTTCCAGAACGACAAGGACGACTGGTGCCGGTTGATCGTAGCGGACGCCAACGGCTGCAGAACCTACGAAATGCGGCCGTATGCGACCGTTGTCCACGATCCGTTCATGGCGTGGGGCAGCGGCAGGGATTTCGCCATGGGCGCACTCGCCATGGGCGCGGATGCGCGCCTAGCTGTAGAGATCGCGTCCAGGTTCTCAGCAACATGCGGGCTCGGCGTCGAAGAGCACGCGGTTGGCTAGATCGGGAACCAGAATGCTCTACGCCAGAGCCAGAATTGCCGCCGCGCAGGCAAGGGCCAGCAGCGTAGCCACAGCGGCCCACAGGCGCATCGCGCGGGCCAGCGCGACCTCTTGCCTTAGCCGGTCGAGACAAGCCCTGCAGCGCGCGTCGCGGGCCTTCTGCTTGGCTTCCAAGGCGCCGATGCGCCTGTCCATCTCGGGGGTCACTTGCCGCTGGCGCCCATGATGTCCGAATCCTGCGCCCAATTGCCGCCCGGGTCGGTGCGCCGGCGGCGCAGGTTGGCCCCGTGCTGATGCTCGCAGACGGTTTCAATCTCGACGAGCCGCGCGTGGGTCTTGCCGATGACGATGTCGAGCTTGTGGACCATGTTCTCGCGGTGGTCTGAGAAGTCCCGCTCGATTCGGTCGATGTCCTTGCGGACCTCATCGCGGAATTGCTCCAGCCCCTTGCTGATGCCGTCCAGCCGGGCCGCCTGTTGCCGCCAGAAGTAGGTCGCCCCGCCGAGCAGTGCCGCGCTGATTCCCGGCCAGAACAGGGACAGTAGCTCAACTCCGAGCGGTGACATGGGCGTGTTCCTGAGATAGGGCCGTGTCGATATCGCGAATCAGCGCTTCCCCGTCCGTGTCGATCGGCAGGTCGCGGATCCGCGCTTCGAGCGCGGCGTGGTGAAGGTGCGTCCGGGCGCGCAGCAGCAAGCTACGTAGCAGCAGCAGGTACCCTTTGCTCGCAAGGACGAGGGTTTCGTACTCCAGCTTCTCGGACGGTTCGAGATAGCGCTCGTGGTGCCGGTTTGAGGGGGCGAGGCGGGAGTGCAGCACGGGCCTAGTACGGCAGAATCTCGGCGTCCGCCGTGAAGCCGGTAACGCGGGCAATGCTCGTCAAGTCGTTCGCCGTCGCCAGCACGTTGAACCCTACCGTGCCGATTCCCGCGGCGACCGCGCTGGTAGCGTAGGTCGTGGTCAGGCCCGAAATCGTCGGCGCCTTGACCTTCGGTACGCGGTACGGGACAAAAGCGGTGGTCTTGACGGTGGCGCCGTCGTTGTACCCGCCCTGCGCCATGTAGACCAGCTCCGCGTTGACCTCGTAGTAGCGCTGGACGCGCAGCAGTTCTTCCCAGTACGACGTTGCGCCGAACGGCGTCGCGGCGTCGCTGATTTCCAGCTGCACGTTGGTGATGTCGAACTGGCCGCTTGTGTTGCCCACCCCGCCGGTGCGCGCGTCATAGTTGCTGCCGGCGTCGAGCCAGAACCACAGGCCGGTGAAGTGCTCCGCGCCGAACACGTAGCTCGACGGCGTGTCCGGCACGTCGAAGGTATGGGAGAAGTGCTGCCAGGCCGTCGTCAGCTCCGCATTCCCGGCGAAAGTCTCCAGCGTGCCGGTCACGCTGTCGAAGTCCTGCCGCAGCACAACCGCGATGCGCCGCGGCGTCGTCGCGCGGGCCTTGTACGAGACAGTCACGGTGCGCCCGGCGCACAGCCGGGCGTCGGCGATCTGCTGGCAAAGGATCGAGTACGACGACGCCAGCCCGCCGGAGAACGTGGTCACGCGCAACGCGGTGTAGGCGTCGTCCTCGCTGTCGACGTAGCTGCGCGAGGTGGCCGCGTTCGCCGTCGAGCCGCCGCCCCGGTGGAAGTGCCAGCCGTCCGCGATGTAGTGGATATCGCCCGACGTCGGAATGCCCAACCACTCGGTCCCGTTCTGCTGCACGATGAAGTTGCCGTTCCGGATCAGGTTGTTCCCGCTCGAACCCGCCGCCAGCGGCCGGGGTTGCAGCAGCATGCCGCCCGGCGTGCCGCCGTCGTGCAGCGCCAGGCCCACGCCAGGCAGCGCGACGACCTCGCCATTGATGCCGGTGAAGCTCTCGTTTTCGAGCGCCGACAAGCGCTTCAGGACAAGGCGTGAGGTCATGCTACGGACTCCCGGAAAATGACGCACCAGTTGTAGAGGCGCGCGCCGTCGAAGGCGGAGACGGCGGTGTCGCTGTCGCGCAGGTTGCCGCGGGCGCCGAGCCCGGCGACTTGGTTGGCCGCGCCGCCCGCGCCGTTGTTGTATGCGTACGACACCAGCGGGTTCGCGCCGATGGTGCCCGACAGCGTGATGACCACCTGGTTGTTCACGATCGAGACCCCCGTGATCGTGCGCGAGGAATCGTCCTTGTACGCGAACCCGTAATTCGTTGCGGACGCGACAAGCGTCGTGTCGAACGCGAGATTGCCCACGCGCCCGGTAAAGCTGATTGTGACCGTGCTTCCTGCGCCGACTATGGTTGTCGGCCGCAGCGGCTCCCACGTGCCGCCCGCTTCGACGACGGCGAACGCCTTGGCGTAGTACTCCCCGAGCAAGCGCTGCGCGTCGTTCGTGATATGCGAGTGGTCGTAGTAGTCCAGCTGGTACTTCGGGCACACCAGATGAATCTTGCTGTTTGCCTTGTGCGCGACGAGTTGCTGCAGCTGCGAGGGGAACGCAACGGTGGCGATTCCGCTCGTGTAGCCATACCCCGATGCGCTGCCGGCTTGGCAGATGAACAACGGGATGTCCTCGGTTTGCCCGGTGATGGCCTGCAGATCAGTCTCGAAATCGGCTTGCCACTCGGCCAGATCAACGGCGTAGGCCGTGTTGTTGTCCAGCCCGTCCTGCTCGCCGTGGATGCACGACACGCCCTTGTAGATCGCCAGCGGACGGGCGGCGAAGATGCTGGCCGCTTGCGCGAGAACCTTCTCGTACACCCCGGACGTGCCGCCCTTCTTCAGCGCGTCGTAGTTCTTGCCGCCCCAAGCCTGCCCGTGGAACAGCGCTTCCAACGGCGGCGTGGTCACGTTGTCGAGCACCCCGCGCATGAAGCTGCTCCCGATCGTGACGCGGCTTGGCTCAGTCAGCGTGGTGATGCCGGTGCCGAGAGTCGCCGTGTTCAGCCCGACCGGGCCGAGCTGGAGCATTTTCACCTCGTCCGGGTACGGACTCAGCCCGGCGACCGTGCCGCCGCCCACCCCGCCCTCGGCGAGCGACTGGCCGGTGTGGGCAAAGGCCCAATACTCGGCGACCGGCGGGTCGTAGTCCGATTCCAGCCGGTAGATTGGCGAGTAGTTGAAGTCGATAACCTCAGGGGTGTCGTGCGTCGTGATCCGGTCGCGCACCGTCGAGGCCGTACCGTCCGGCAAGGGCTGTCCCACCAGCGCGCCGCCCTTGCCGGTGGCGATGCTCGCGAGGTCCGCGGCCAGCGCCGACGCCCCGGACGGGTCCGCATTGATGATGCGTTCACCGTCGCCGTCCCAGCCAAGGATCCCGTAGGGGACCGGAACCGGGAGTTCCGCCGACACCCCGGACGGCGTGGAGAGGGCAAGGCGCACGCTGCGCGATACCGACTCGGCGACTTGCTGCACAAGGATGGTCAGCCGATCGAGCGCGGTGTTGAGCACCTTCGGGTAGAACCCGCCGTTGTTCGTCAGCTCGACGGGCTGGAGCCGGGCAACCTGACTCGTGATCGTCAGGTGCTCGTTTTCCGGCAGGGGCGAGGGGAGAGTCACCGACCCGCCCGGCGCGGCGTCCTGATCCGGGCCGAGCGTGACGGTGTAGTCCGTGCCTTCGTCGAGCGTGGTCTCGTTGCCCGCCGTGTCGGCATGGACCACCAGAACGTCCGCAGTGGAAAACACTTTGAAGGCGAACGGGAAGGCCGTCGCCGTGTCGTTGCCCAGGTAAGGCCCGGCCTTGCGTACTTCGCTTGAAATGGTCATGTCTTGCGCTCCCGGGAGATTGCCGTGAGGCTATCTGCCGGGAGCGCCGACACGTGCACCCTGCCCTAGCGGGGCTCCTGAAAGCCGAACAGGATCGCGGCAGGGTTCGCCGTCTTTCCTTCGACCAGCGCCGCCGCGCCGGTGACGGTGCGGTTGGCCTGCGCCGCGGGGAGTCCGGTGAAGTCGCCGATAAGGTTGATTGCCGCCTTCCGGAATGCGTCGTCGAACTCGCCCTGCCGGGCTTGCTGCACGAACTTCTGCGCGTCGGCGATCAGCCGGATCCCCGCCGGCCCTTGGTAGCCGAAAGCCGGCACGCCGGCGACGATCCGCGCCACGTCGCCGAACTCTCGAACGACCACCATCAGGCCCATCAAGTAGCCGAGCTGCTCCGCGATCAGCTTGCGCGCGATGTCCTCCCATTCGTCGCCGGAGTCGCCCGGCGCCAGCGCCTCTTTCAGCGCGAAGCCGAGCACGGGCGGGACTACGTAGAGCAGCAGGTAGTCGGCCGCCAGCTTGGCGCGCTTCGCCGGCGTGCTGGCTGTCATCGTCTGCCCTACGCCCAGGTTCAGCGCGGAGTTCATGAACCCGTAGAACACGGTGAACAGCTTCATCGCCGGCCCGCCGCGCTCGATCGCCGACAAGTCCTTCGTTTGCCCGCCGGCCTGCGCATCGAGCACGGCCTGGTCCGCCAGAGCGACGGCCCGGTCCTCGTCGTTCCCGGCGGCGACGGCCTTCTCGTAGGCTCCCCACCACGTCGGCACGTCGACCACTTGCTGAACGCGCATCAGCATGAAGTACGCGTACTCGCCGGCGAAGCGCGTGACCGCGCTCTGCTCCTGTATCCGGTTGCGCAGCTCGTTGAGTTCGCGGAAACGAGTGCGCGAGCGGTTCGCCATGAAGCTAGACATGCCGTTGACCGTGCGCGCCAGCCCCCGCGGCCTTTTCAGGTACTCCGCGATGCCGCGCCCGACCCATCGCGCCCCGATGCGGACAATGGACTGGTTGAAGCCGGTAAGCTGCAGCGCTGCGCTCATGGCGTTGAAACCAAGCCCGGCCGCACTGACCCCTTGCCGCAGGCGGCCGAGCGCCGCCTCGCCCGCGCTGGCCGGTGGTTGGTCCCCTTCAGCGACGGCCTGCACCCACGTCTTGAACTGCTGCTTCGCGGCCGGCCCGTAGTGCCCGCGGATGGCTTCGTCGATCGTGTGGGAGCGCAACAGCCGGTTGGCGTCGATCAGCCACTCGTGCCATGCGAGGTCGTGGATTACGTCGTTCACGCCGGAGTACATGCCGGCCAGGGTGTAGAGAAGCGGGCGGCCCTGCACTTCCTCAACGCGTTTCTTCGTGAAGCTGCGGCGCGTCGTCGCCGAAGTGTAGGCCCCCTGCAGTTGGCGCTTCGCCCCCTCGGCATCGGTATGCTCCTCGGCGCGCTGGCTGGCCGCGGGGTCGAATTTGATCGGGTAGTAGCCGCCGCGCAGCTCCACGGTCCCGCCTTCTGCCGTGGTCACGGTGAAGGGCCGCGGCTCCACCCACTCGGGCTCCTTGCCGTAGACCCTGCGCTCCTTCGCTGCAATCAGCGGCCGGTAGCTCTCGAAGTGATCCCACACCGCCTGCACCGCGGCCCACTCCTGCGGCGTGAGGGACTGCAGGACCGGGTCGATCTGCGCTTGCGTCCAACCCTCGCCGCCGAGTAGCCGCTGCAGGTTGCCCGCGTTGCCGGTATTCAGGGCCAGCGCAATGCGCGCCTCCCGGTTCAGACTGCGGCCGATGCTCGGGAAGTACCGGCCCGCGCCGCCGTTGCGCCCTGCCTTGAGCACGGGCGCGAAGATTTCCGACAGCTTGGCGGTCGCCTCGGCGCGCATCGTGGTTTCTTGGTCCCCGCGCTCGTTGGCACTGCGCACGAAGTACTCCCACACAGGCCCGCCGTCCTTGCCGCCGTCCATGATGCGCGCCCACGTCGACGCCTTGATATGCGCAGCGCCGAAGTTCTTGACCGTTGCCCACCAGCGCCCCGCCTTCGTGGTCGGCGTCCGGGTGTCGGCCTGCCGGCCCTGCGCGTTCGCCTCGATGCTGCCGGCGATTTCATCGCGCACGGCCTCGTAGGCCCGCTTCTTCCGGTCGGTGAGCAGGCGGTTCTTCGTCCGGCCAATGTGCTCGATCTGCCGCACGGCTTCAACCAGTCCGCGGAATTCCTCCACGGTCAGGTTCTTGTAGTGCGTGCGGAAAGCCTCGGCGGCGAGCTTTTCCGGGATGTCCGGCTCGTACCCTTCCTCGCGCTGCGCGGTCAGCCAGGTGGCAAGGGCCGTGCGCTTGTCGACGGCCTTGTTGCTCTGCTGGCGCAGGTCGAAGCGCTCCAGCATGGCGTGAATCTGCTCCGCGTAGCCGGCGTCGAGCCCCTTGACGTCCTTCTGGAATTTCTTGAGGTAGCGCACCCCGCGGGCGACCTCCGCCTGCGCGTCGTGCGCTGCGCGGGTCGCATACCCCTGCAGCACTTGGTTGCGCTTCTCCGCTGCTGCCGTCGCGAGGTCGCCGGCCTCGTGCGCCTTGGCCGCGGCCTTCGCCGCGCGGACTTCTGCCGCTGCGTACTGCCCCGGCCGGATGTTGCGCACCTTGAGCCGGGAGACGATCGTCTCCGCGAACGCCTTGGCCGCGGCCGGCAGTATGGCGCGAGTGATCGGTCGGCCGTTGCGCGCCGTACCCGTCCGCTCGCGCGCACTCACCGCCCGCGCCAGCGCGTTCGCTTCCGTGATGACGAAGCGCAGCCGGGCCTCATTGTGGACGGCCTTGTCCGCTGCGCGCTCCAGCGCTTCAGGTGTCGCGAGGTCGCCGAACTGCTCAAGCATGCGGGTGTCGGTCAGCGCTTCGATTTCCGCTGCTGGAGGATCCACGGCCGCCAGCTTGCGCACCAGCTCATCGCCCGACGAGAAGCCGCCGATTATGTCGGCCACGATGTCGGGGTGCAGGCCGCCCGCGGCCGTCATCCGGCGGGCCTTCAGCGCGTTGACGACTTCCGGCGGCAGGTCCATACCCTGCAGCTCGCCCAGGTCGAAGCGCCCCGCGCCGAGCGCTTGCGGGTTCGCGAGCTGGTCGCCGGCCCTCGTCTGTTGCTGCCGGTCATAGTCGTAGGCCGTCGAATAGGCCGGGTCGCCGGCCAGCTCCGCCTTGAACCTTTCCTCGAAGTCGCGCAGATCCCACGTGCCGTTCGCGTCGAGGTCGAGGTACCCGTACTGCGCCAGCGCCTCGGCCATGCCGTCGAGCGACAGGCCACCCTCCCGGCGCCACAGCGGCTTGCCGAACACCCCGCTCTGCGGCTTGTCCGCAGGGTCAATCCCCCACGTGCCGATCGCCTCGTCCTTGTTGATTCCGCCCAGCTTGCCGATGGCGACGAACAGCGAGTCGACGGTCTCGTCCAGAATGTCTGGAGAGGATGCCGCGCGCGGCCTGTCGAGCTTGTCGTCGACCGTCAGCTTGCCCGTAAGGAACTGCCAGGCGCGGTAGATCGGCTGTCTCATGACTTCCCGGCGCGCGTCCATTTCGACCTCGGCACGCTGCGCCTTCGCCTCTTGCTGCAACGCCTTCAGCGCCCGGCCGCGGGCGTTCTGTAGCCACTTCATGTCGCGCAGGCTGCGCGCTTGCAGCTCGTCGATAGCGGTGGCGGTGGCCTCGGTGCCGAGTGCCTGATACGCGGCGAATTCCTCAACGGTCATCCCCGCCTGCTCCGGCGATGCGAACAGCGGTAGCTGGCTGCGCGCCTGTTCCATCAGCGCGATTTGCTCGTTCGTCGCGACCATGCGGTCGAACACCCCGCGAACCTCGTCGGTGATTTCGACGTTCAGCCGCTTGATGTCCTTGTAGACGTGGAGCAGCCACGCCCTGAAGCGCTGGAACAGGCCGTGCAGCTCGATGTCCGGCGCCTTCCCTTCGAACAGGTACGCCTCGAAGCCGCGGGCGAACTGCTCGTGGTGCGCGCGCTTGCGCTCGAAGTCCATGCCGTACCACTCGGCGAGGTCGCGCACGCCGAACCAGCGCAGCACCGCGTCCGTGTCCGCGAGGATCTGCCGCTCGCCGGGTTTGAGCGTGTCGGCGCCGAAAATCTCCGCGTCCTTGCGCAGCTTGGCCGCCAGATCGGTTTGCACTTCCAGGAAGAAGTGCCCCGTCTCGTGCAGGAAGGTGCTCCAGTCCGCCTTTTTCAGCAGGGTGATAGACAGCGTGTCCGGGTTGAAGGCGCCGCGGTTCTCGGCGCCTTGATTCAGGATGTTCGCGTCGGTAGCGTCGAAGGTGCCGCGGTTGCCGATGGCGGACTTGATCTGCTCGGGGCGGAAGGCGACGATTTGCGGCGAACCGTTCCACCCCGGTTTCGTTATGTCGTCGAGGTTTTCGGCAAATATCGCTCCGTCGTACCCCTGCACCACACGCCTATCGACGTTGAAACCCATTCCTGCGCTTTCAATCTCCGCCGCGTTTAGGTACGTAGGGTTCTTGATCGACAGAAACACAGGCATAGCGTTCCCGCCGGGTGCGGACCCAATGTTTCTGATGAAGGAGTAGTTTGTGTCCGGAGTGAAGTAGAACCCGTCGCCGGTCAGCCCTCGCTCGTCCCGCCATTCGAGTTGCTGGCCTTGAAGTCGCCGCAAATCGGCCAAGTGTCGCTGCGCGTCCGCCCCTCCACCGTATCGCGACGCTTCTTCTTCGCGGAAAGCGATTGCGGCGTCCACATCCATCGTGAGCGCGTCAGTCCACGCGCCGTAGTGGATGCCCTCCGGCGTACCGCTAAAGTCCGCGCCCATATCCCATGAATCGGCCTTTGGCAGCAGCACCCCGTCAACGTACAGCTTCTTCGTCGGTGTCCGTTCGCGAGACTCGAACTCGGAGAAATCCCCCGTCGTCCCGTGATACACCACCAGCGGCTCGCCAGTATCAGGATCAACCACCTTCGACGCATTGGCCGGGTCGCCTTCCCAATCTCCGAACCACGCCTTGAACGCCGGCGTCCGCACCTGCACCCATTGGTGATAGCCGAGCTTCGTCTGGCCCGCCGCCTTCGCCTTGTCGTAGGCCGCGCGCCCGCCGACCGTGCGCTCGGTGGCGTCGAACTCGGGGTCGGCGCCTTGGAACAGCTCGCCGGCTGCGCGCATCGCGTCCAGCTTCTCGCCGTTGCGCTCCAGCAGGGCGATGCGGTCGAGCGTCGGCTGGTCCCAGAGGACGTAGTTGTAGGTCCCGGTGCCGTCCGCGCGGCTGTTGCCGTCGAGGTAGCGAAGGCCGGGGATGCCGATGCGGGCGAGGTATAGCGAAGCGGAGACTTGCCCGCCAACCTCGTTTCCCGCTGGCATTCCAGAAACGTCACCAATGAGGCGTACCGCGTTTCCTGGGTTCATCGAGAAGTACGTCGCCAGTCGATCGTACAAGTTCGCCCCGGTGTTCTTGCCTTTGGTCGATGCCGCTTTCTGCGTGATGAATGCGCCAACCTGTCTCCGAGCAACGGCGACAGCGCTCGCGACCGCCGCGGACTGCTCGCTCAGCGGCTTGTCCCAATCCAACAGGCGCGGCAGCACGTCGTCGGGGATATCGAGCTGGTAGAGCGATCCAAGGTCGCGCAGCAGTGCGCGCGCATCGCGAAGCGTCGAATCAATATCGGAGTCTTTGACCCCGAGAGCACGAAGCCCGGCGGCAACTGATTCTGAATCTACTCCGGACGCGAGCATTCCGGCGGCGTTTTTCACCCTGTCAGGCCCGGCGTAGCTTATGAGGTCGTGCCTAGCCATATCCCGGTAGCTGGACGCCACGCCCTGCGACTCCGCGCTGTACCACCCCCACCCATACGCCTGCGCGCCCTCGCCGGTCCCCATCTTGTCGAGCCTCGGCCGGCCATGCGGGAACCCCGGCTCCGGCGCCCACACGTGCGGCGTGCCGTGCCAGACGGCCTGCTCGAGCTGAAGGCCCGTGCCCCGCTGCGCGCCGACCTTCAGCGGGTAGCGCCGGAACAGTTCCTCGGGCGTGGTGCCGATCTTCGCCGCGGTGACGGCGAAGAAGTTGCTGACCAGCGAAGCATAGGCGTCGTGCACCTCGGGCCTGAATCGCGTTCCCGCTGCGTCGAGCTGCGCCTTGACGTTCGCCCGTACCACGTCGGCGGACGCCTTGAACGTGTCGTCGCCTTCCTTCTCGGCGAGGACGCGCTCCGCATCGGCCTGCAGTTCCTCCGCCTGCCCCTGCATGTACTCCCGCGCCGCCGCCCGGCTGAAGCCCTCAGGCTCGACGCTGAGATGGTCGAGCAAGCCCTGCGCGTACTCGGTCGGGGCGATGCGCGCGGCGTATTCCTCGACCGGGATGGCGATCCGGCCGCCAGTTGCAGCGGCCGTCTCCAGCTGCTCCGCCACGGCCGGCGACAGGGCCGCCAGCTGCTCGGCGATGCCGGACTGCATGAGCGTCTGCGCGTCGATGAACACCGCCTGCACGGGGCCTTCCTCGGCCGCCTGCGCGATGAACTGCTCGAAGGTTTCCGGGTCGCGCGTCAGTACCTTGCTGGCCGCCGCCAGCGCGTTCAGGCGGTCGATCGCCTCGGCCGCCTGCTCTGCCTGCGCCGCCTGCCGTTCGCCCCGCTGCGCGATCAGCTGTACGCCCTTCATGATGGCGACTTGCCCGCCGCCGCCAAACGCGGTAGCCAAGGCCGTCTGCAGGGCCGCACTCGGCCGCGCTTCCAGATAGTCGGCGAAGGTCTTGTCCTTGTTCTCGGGCAGGACGGCCCATTCGTTCAAGTCCTGCAGGTGCGTCGCGATCTGCTCGCCGCCCTGTTCCTTGACCAGATACTCCAGCGACTTCGCGGCGAACCGGCCGGGTTTCAGCAGGCTGAACAGCGCCGGCATGCCGATCATTTCTGTCCCGGCTTCGATGAGGCCCTGCGAAGCGCCAAGGCTCAACGCCTGCGGCACGTTCAGCCCTTGGTCGCGCGCTTCGCCGTATGCTTGGCCGCCCGTGCTCAGGCCCATCGACGTGAGCACAGGCGCCATTTTTCCGCCGATGCCAAGGGGGAGCTGCAACAGGTTCAGGCCGAGCGACTGCATGCCGGAGTACCACGACGCGCCCAGCACGCTGTCGCTTTTCGGCGTCAGGCTGGCGGCAAGCGCGCGCTGCCCGCGGTTGTACTCGCCGAACTTGTCAGCCAGCGGCCGGCCGATGGCGTCCGGTAGCAGCTCCGCGCCGGCGCGCGCCAAGCCCCAAGCGCCCTCGTTGAACTTCGGTCCGGCGCTGAGCAACGCGCTGCCGGTCCCTTTCAGAAAGCCGAGCGCCTGCTCGATGCCGGACAGGTTGTCGACGTCGTCGTGCGCCAGCTTGGCGTTGTCCGGGATAGACAGGAAGTCGGCGGTAAGGGGCGCGTCCTTCCATATCGCCGGCAGCCCGGCGTCGCCCAGGTACTTCGCCTGCTCGGCCTCGGCCTTGTACTGCGGCACCGCGTCAAGGCGGACGGCCGCGGCCTTCGACAGCGCCTTCATGCGCGCGAACTCGTCGGGGTTCGTGCCGGCCGCGTCGCTCAACGAGCTGACCAGCCGGTCCTGCGCGTCGTCCTCGGCCTTCAGCGTAGCGATGTATTTTTCGTAGCTGCTCATTTCTCACTCTCCGGCATGGCGAGATACGCGTTCAGCACCCGCGCGGGCGTTACCCTGACCCCGGCGGCGGTCATATCGGCGACGATTCGCTGCTTGATGTCGTCAGGGACCAGAATGTTGTTTGGGTCGCGCACCTGGAAGGCGCGCACGTCGCCGGGCGACGAAGGGCCGTCGAACCAGCCGAACAGCGAGCCGCTGCGCACCTGTGCCACTTTTACCGGCTTCAGCAGGCGAACCAGCAGCGCGTTTTTCTCGTCGATCGACAGCGCCCGGTTGCGCGCCGTCTGCTCTGCTTCGATGGCCTGCTCGAACCGGGCCTGAAGTTCGATGTACGCCTTCTGCTCTGGCGTGCCTTTCTTGGCCCCGATCAGCTTGTCGAGCCCGGCGTCGAGCAGCTGGTCCTTGAACTGCTCGGTGTCGATCTTGGCCGCGCGGATCCGGGACGTGGCGTCGGCGCCGTTGCCCTTGTCGTGAAGATGCGCATAGTCCGCCTCGGAGAGCAAGCCGCGGTACTGCTCGATCCGGCCGGCCTTCCACTCGTCCGGGTGCTCGCGCAAGTAGATCAGGGTGTCGGGGTCCGAGTGCTTGGGCACTTCCATCATTCGCGCGCGGTCTTGCGGCTTCAGCTCGCCCCAAATGCTTGCGGGGATGTCGCGCCAGCCGCCCGGTTTCGCGTAAGCGATCGCCTGCGCGTTCTCGACAGTCGCCCGGTACGCTTCGTGCTCCGCGACTTGCTCTTGCTGGTAGAGGTGCCGGATCCGGGCTTCGGCGATGCGCCGCTGCTCGGGGTCTTCGATTTCCTGCGCCTGTTGCACCATGCCCCCCAAGGACCGCTCGCCCGTCAGGCCAGCGGCGAGCTGATCGAGGCGGCTCATCCACGCCTTCTCATACTTGGCGTACTTGTCCGGGTTGCGCGCGACCAGTTTTTGGTACTCCACGCGACGCAGCTCGATGAGCTTTTGCGGGTCGTCGCCAGCCTGCGCCAACAGGCGGTTGGCGGTGCTGACCCCTTGGTTGACGGCCGTGTCGAAGGCGACCGCGCGCATTTGAGGCGGCAGCTTGTCGGCGCCGATGCCGTCCCAGTACTGCTCGCGGTAGATTTTCCGGGCGCGCTCTGGCGTCAGGTTCTCGATGTCGACGCCGGGGTGCGCGGCCTTGTTGATTCCGTACTTCGTCGGCCCTTTGCCCGCATCGTTGGCGACGTACCCCCCTTCAACCTGCAGCACCCAGTCGACGGCGCTGTTGAAGTCGCCTTTCGTGGTCGGGGCCTTGCTGGTTGCGAATATGGCCTCGCCCTTGGCGTCGCCTTGCTCGCGATCGACCGCGGGGCGAAGCGTGCGCTGGAGCGCGACGACATGCCCGCCCAAAGCGTCAAGGTGCTTGTTCATGTACGCTTGCGCGGCCGTGGGCGACTGATCCATCAGCCGAAGCGTGACCTCCTTGTGTGCGTCGGCCGCAAGCTCGGACACCTTCTGCTCTACCCACTCGGGGCTTTGCCCGTTGCGCCGGCCGATGTCCGCGACGTACTGCTTGATGCCCTTGTCGACAATCTCACCGTCCGGTCCCGTGGTGCCGTTGATAGCCGCGAGGACCGCGCGCTCGTCGCTGAAGCTGCGGCGGGCAGTATCCATGCGCAGCTTGATTCCCGCCTCGCTGACGCCATTCTCGTAGACGCGCTGTTGCTCCGCCTCGTGCCGCATGGCAAGGCCGTAGAAGCGGGTGCGTAGCGCGTTCGCGTGCCGGGCGAACGCCTGCCGCTGCGCATCGTTGCCGAGCCCCCCGGCAATCTCATCAATCCGCCGTTGCAGTTCGCCGGTGTACTCCTCCGCAAGGGGCTTGCCGCCCGGGCGGTTCAGTGCGTTGGCGCCCCGCAGGTTTGAGAAGCCGGTGTCCTTGTCGTCGGCCAGTTGCAGGGCGTCGGTTTCGAGTGCCTGCCGGGCCTCGTCGACGCGGGACTGGTCCGCCTGTCGCTGCATGTCGAGGGCGATCTGCCCGACGTTCTGTGCACTGGCGAACATCGCGCGGCCCGTCTGCCGGGCCTGCTCGCCGGCAGTGTCGGGGACTGCCGGCAGCGTCGGCACGCCGGTGACGGGGCGCGCGGCGAGGGCCGTCTGTGGAAGCGTGTTGGGGCTGGCTTGGAACTGATCGTAGGTCGGTACTCGCGGCATTTGGCTTCCCCTTAGTCGGTCACTTTGCCCAGCTCGTACCACGACTTCGCGACGCTGCCGGCGCCCCCCAGCAGCGTCGTAGCCGCCGAGCCGAACGGACTGAGCCCCGCGGCCGTCGCGCGTTTCGTCTGTGCCTCGGTGCGGTACAGCCACCCGTTGCTCTGTGCAGCCAGTGCCTCGTTCTGGAAGTTGGTTGCCTGCGCGCGATACCCCCAGGCCGATCGCACCGCGTTTGCCGTCAGGGTCTCGATGTCGGCGTCCTTCATGATGTCGGCGGACGCCTGCAGCTCGGCCGCGCTGCCCGCCCCCAAGTCTACCCCGTTCGCCGCCAGCGCGGCCCGCTGGCTGCTCTTGAGATGCCCGGCCTTGAGCGACAGGGCCGCCACCTGCTGTTGCCCTTGCTGGAGCGCGGACTGTGCGCCCAGCTCGGCGATGCGCGCGTTCGTGGTCGCCGTGGTGCGGGCCATGGCCGCGTTGGCGTCGGCGATGCGCGCGTTCGCATCGGCGACGGCGGCCTGCCCCTTGAGCGTCGCCTTTTGCGTGCCGGTGCTGTAGTAGTTCCCGATGGCGGACGTAACCCCGCCGCCGATCTGCCCGATCAGCGAGGCGGTGGCGAGCTGACTAGCTGAGAATCCCATGTGCAGTGCTCCGAGAGGATGCCCGCAGGGTACGGCGGCGCGGCGGGACCACGTGCACGTGCGCGGGACTACCCGCCGATCGCGACCTCGGCGGTGACGCTGACAACGGTCAGGGGCAGGGGGTCCGCCTGCCGGACGAAAACCTGCCCGCTGGCGCCCCACGTCGGCGTCAGCGTCAGCGCGATTTCGTCGCTTTTGAGCGCGGGCGGCGTGCCGTAGGGCTCCGTGGTGCGCTGCTTGGCTTCGACCAGCTCGTCCGCGCTCGGCCCGACGAAGATTCCCGATGCCCGGTAGACGCGCAGCCACACCTTGTTGACGTTCTTGAACCGGCCCTGTCCGGCGCTGCCATCCTGTAGCTGCATGGCGGCCGGCAAGGTCTGCAGGTCCGCCGTGATAGGCAGGCCGACGTGCACCACGCTGGCCTCGATGTCGAGCGTGATGCTGCCGCCCGTGACTACCCGCTGCGGATGCACGGCGCCGTCCGCAAGGATGCTTACCGTTTCCCCCTCGAGATGATCAAGCCCGCTGATCGTGTCGGCCGCGGCGCCGGAGTAGGTTGCCCCGCAATCGACGAAGAACGCGTCCTTGGCGTCGGCGAAGGCACGGGACGCCAGGCGCTCAACGTAGCGCACGCTGGCGCCGTCGATCGTCCGCCGCACGACGACGTAGAGCACGTCCTCGTTGCCCTCGGCGACGACAGCGCACGACTCGAACGTGCCGGCGGTGTCGTGCCAGTGCCACGCCCCGATCTGCTGCTCGGGAACGTAGGTCAGGCCCAGCAGGAGGCCGGACGACGAGACAAGCCAGACGATCGGCAGCGGGGCCTTGGTGTAGGCCATGTCCACCACGTCGAGCCCGTCGAACAGATGCGGCGCGCGCAGCGACAGGTCGCCAGTGATGAAGCCGTTCGCCTGCCAGTTGTACGCCAGCTCGCGCACGTGCCCGCCGCGGGCGGCAGCGTAGATCAGGGTGTTGTTGATGATGGCCGGCTGCACGTTCGACGCGCCGACGTAGGATTGCGGCCGGACGCTGATCGTGCTCGGGGTAATGGCGTCGCTGTTCACCGACGTGACGCGCCACTCGGCCGCTGACGTGAGCAGCAGAAGTTGCGTCAGCGGGACAATATGCCGGATGGTGTTCGCCTCGCGCGCGGCGACCCGGAACGCGATTCTGTCATCGTCGCGAATCGGCAGCGAATAGCTCATGTTGGCCTCGGTGCCCGACTTCGTCATCCAGATGTTCGCCGGCTTGGTCGTCGTGCCAGCGAAGCACCGCCGCTGCTCGAAGTACGACACTGCCGCCGGGTACTCGCCGGTACCGCTGAACACGCTGTCGTAGATCGGCGGGGTTTTCGACAGGTCCGGGGCAATGTTGTCGTCGACGATCGACAGGCCGGTAGTCTCGCCGATGTAGCCGTACAGGCCGCCCTGCTGCTTGTAAACCTGATACCGCGTCGCGCCCGTGACGGCGCCCCACGACACGGTGATGGTGGCCCCTGTCTCGAACAGGTTGCCGCCGGCACTCGACGCCGACGAGGCCGCGGACTCGCTGATGCCGTCTGCAGCGATCGCCGTCACGACGTAGTAGTACGTGTACTTCACCGCGGTGTGGCCGGCGGCGTTCAGCGTCGGCGAGCCGGGGGCGGCGATCGACGCGGCGAAGGAAATCGTCGAGAGCTGCCAGTTGGTCGCGCCCAGCCGGCGCAGCTCGCGCGGGGCATAGCCGGGGTGTACCAGCGTCAGCACGTCGGCCGACTGCACGAAGTGGATGTCGAACAGGTCCGCCTCGGCGTAGGGGTTCGCGACCTCGTAGGGACTGCCGGAACTGAGCAGCGTTGCCCCCTGCGTGTGGAAACGGAAATACCCGGCGCCCAGCTCGATCACCATCGTCTGTGTCGTCGAGTACGTGAAGGGGGTCAGCCGGGTCCGCTTCGTCGAGTCCTTGACCTCGCGCACGAAGGCGAACCCCGGCCTGTTCTCCGCCGGCCCTTGCGGCTTGATAAGGAAGTTCCGGCAGCGCGCGAGGCCCGACTGGTACTTCGCGTCGTCGCTGCGGCCGAACATCTCCGGCGAGACTTCGCCGCCGGAGAAGGAGCGCTGCAGGGCGCGGACGTTCGCCATGTGTTACCGGCCTTCAATCCAGGAGGGGGAGTGCTCCGGTCGGCGCCGGTGCTGGTTGGCGTCCGACACGCGGGCGGTCGAGAGCGCGAGCGCGTAATTCTGCATGCAGGTTTTTGCCATGGCCGCGCCCGCGTCGCCCTTGATGACAGGCCCGGCGAGATGCGCGGCGAGCAACCACGACAACGCGTTGACGAACAGCGGCGAGAAGGCCGTGGTGTCGGTGACGCGCGCGATGTAGCGCAAGTTGGCCGCTTGCTGGTTGGTCAGGAGGATGGCGCGGCCGTCGCTGTCCGTTTCCGCCTCGTACTCCTGCGCTTCGTCGCTTGACGACGACTCTGGCAGCACTGCCAGCAGGCGCAGCGCGTCGGAAGGCTGCGCGTAGGCATAGGCCCACTCCCACGTCGGCGCATCCAGCGACGCGAGCAGCACACGCTTCGTGGCGAACTTCCACGCGTGCTGCTCCAGCAAGGCGTCGCGCGCGATCGGATAGAACAGGGCGCAGTGCTCGGCCTGCGCCGACCCCTCGGGCGGGTCGATGCTTGCCACTGTGGCGTTGTCGCCCAGGTGCGCCAGTGCGAGGTTGCAGATATCGACCTCAGAAGCCATTGCCGCCCCCACAAAAAGCGGGGGTCATAGGCCCCCGCGAAACACCCCGCACCCCCGCGGAAAGGGTCAAACCAGATCGTCACCGGGCGGCTTGCCGGTCGCCCGGGACGCGGCCTTGCCCGCCGGCGGCTTGCCGCGGGGCACGTCGCCCACGACAAGCGCGGGCGCAAACCACGTCGCCCGGGTGCCGTCCGGTACGTCAAACTCGTCGCCGGGGGCGCGCAGCTTGCCGAAGAATCCCGGCTTGAGGGCAGTCACTTTCACGTCAGGCCCTCATCAGGCAATGCGCGAGCTGTCCGGCTTCGGCACGTTCTGCTGGAAGCCGGCGACGATCTGCGCGGAGAACTTGCCGGCGGTCAGCGGGCCAGTGGCGACCGTGTAGTACGCGCGGATGTAGCGGCGAAGCCTGGTCGGCAGCGGGATGACATGCTGATAGCCCGCGACCAGCGTCGCCTTGCCGATCGCCACAGTGACGGCCACGTCGGCAAAGGACGAGTTGTCCGCGGAATCCTGCAGCGAGAACGTCACGGTCGCCGCGCCAGACGCGGTGGCCGCCTCGTCTGTGGTGATGACCAGCGCGAGCTGGCCGGTTGCGCCCAGGTCCGACGTGACTTGCCCGGTGTCGATAACGTCGGTCGATGCGGCCGAAGAAGTAACCGCCTGCTCGTTGGAAACCTGCAGGGCCTTGTCGATAATCATGTGGTGTCCTTTCTGTGTCAGTGAGCAGCGCAGGGCGACCCGCGCTGCATTCAGCGCCCCGCCGCGAGACTTACGTCACGCGGGCTTCGGTGAGCAGCAGCGCGTCGGTACGGCGGCAGGGTACGCCGTCGAATGCGACCACGCGCTTACCTGAGACGGTTTCGAGCGTGAGCGTCGAGGCGGCAACCTTGTTGGCGATCTGCCGGCGAAGGAAGCTGCGCAGCTTGCGCGGCAGGTAAAAGGCCGGGCGCCCCATGCCCAGGTTGGGCACGAGTTCGAGCGCTTGCGTCATCAGGTCGATGAGGTCGGCGCCCGATGCGGCGTTCTTCGTCAGGTCCGAAACGTCGATATTGCAGATACGCACGACGTACCGCCAGTCGCGCAGCACCGCGCCGATATCCCACTTGTAGTGGGTGCGGTAGCCCTGATACCGGCCGCCGGCGGCGTCGGTCAGGGTGTCCTCGCCCAAGTCGCGCGACTGCAGGCCGGCCGCCGAGCCCTTCGGGTAGATCGTGTGGCAGGTGTTCGGCCCCCACACGACGAGCCAGACGGACGCGTTATCGCTGCCGGTGCCGCTGGCGTCGATGATGTTCATGGCGTTTTCCGCCGACAGGCTGTTGTAGCGCGGCGCCAGGCCCATGAACTTCTCGGGGTCGAGACTGGAGTCGCCGTAGAACAGCGTCGTGGCCATGGTCTGATTCATGCCTTCGACGAAGGCGCGGTCCTCGGAGAGCCGCCATGCCGCGGAGTTGCCGTTCAGGTCTGCCAGCGCCTTGTCGACTTCGGCGTAGGTTTCGAGCATGCCCATGCTGTCCTTCACCTGCACGGTGCGGGACTTCTCGGGCTGCACGCCATAGTTCAGCTTGCGCCAGGTGCCGGTCGGCAGGCCGGACCGCACGGTGGTCTTGTGCTCGGTGAAGCCGTTGGCCTCAAGCACGGTCATGTCGTCGAGGACCTCGTTCGTTTCCGCGAGCATCTCGACAATCATCGGGTCGATTTTGCCGTCCGGGGCGAGCCGGGCAGCGACATCCGCAAGGGTCGGGTTGGTGCTGGTCAAGGTGGCCATATTGCGCTCCTGTTAAGGGTTCATGCTGGACGCCGCGTACAGCCGCCGCGCATCGCCCGGGTTGGTGTTGGTGCTGCCCGATCCGGTAACGAGCCGGTCCTCGCTGATCGCCTTGCCGGTCCTGTAGAACAGCCGGATGACTTCGGGGTGGTTGCCCAGGCCGGACTCGTTGAGCAGGGCCTTGAGCCCGTCGCTGGCGAACGCGTCAAGCGCTTTCTTCGCCGTGGCGAGGTTTTCCGACAGCGCATCGCCGCCGAACTCGCTGTCGGCCTTCGCCGCTTGTGCCCAGCCCGCGCTGGCCGCCTGCAGCTGATCCGTCTGGCGCGCCTGCAGTACGGGCGCCATGCGATCGAGAACCTTCTGCGCGTGCTCTTGCGTGAGGTTCAGCTCCTTGGCGACCCCGGAGAACTCGCCGAGAACAGCGTCGTCGAGCGTCAGCCCCTCGGGGGTTTGGAACTCGTACTGCTCGGGCGCGCCTTGCGGGGCGGCTTGCGTGTCAGGGGCCGCAGCGGTGGCGTCCGATACTTCGGCCGTTTGCGCGCCCTCGGCGCCTTCCGCCGCGGCCGTTTGCTGCTCGCCGGTGTCGGCGTCCGTCAGCAGCGTGTCCGTCGTCATCCTTGTTGCTCCTTCACCATCACGTGATACAGGTCCGGGCAGAGTTCGTGAATCCGCGCCAGCGTGCGCAGGCCCTCGTTCTTGCAGCCTTCGGCGAAGGCCATTGCGAGCGGGTCGGTGTTGAACGACAGCCGGAACACTCCCGCCCGGTCGAGAACCCCCCACACGAGGCGCCGGCCCCACTCCCCGGCCATCAGGTGCTTGAAATCGGCGTCCTCGATTTCCTTGGCCTGTTGCGCGCGCAGCGCAGCGTTGGCTTGTGCGCGCTCTTGGCTGCGGATGTCGGTAGGGTCTTGCGGGTACATGGTTGGCAGCCTATGCGCTCGCGCGGGCGACATGTGCACCACGCTCTGTGCGAGCGCGCATATCAGCCCGCGCTCATCGGCGGCTCGTAGCCGCTGCCGACGATGAAGACTTGATCCCACTCGGCCCTGCTCACTGCGTTCGATTTTGCGCCTTGCACAGCGACGCGAGCCTGAGCGGTGTAGGCGTCCAGCCTGCGGAACTCGTTGGCATAGCTCCAGTGAATCATCTGAGCCGGCGTGCCGTTGGCGATACGATCCGCTTGGTATGCCAGTACGGCATTGAGCAGGATTTGCCCGCCGACCTGAAGCAGCCCGTAAAGAAACTGTTGCTTCGTCAGCGTGACTGATCGCGGGTCAAGCGATTCCGGCATGTCTGTCCCGGTGAATACGAGCACATCACGACCAGGGCGAATCAGCACGTGCCGAGGTTGCGCTACCGCCTCTGCGTCTGCGATACCTGTAGCAGTTGCCGGGAAAGTCAGTCTGGCCATGATTATTCTCCGTAAGTCGCCACAATTGCAAAGTTCATCAGTATCGCCGTTGCAATGTTGGAGCCCTGTTGCAGCGTCACATAAAGCGATTGATCGACCGATGTATCGCAGGTATCCGTGTAGTGAGCTGCGACGACAGAAGTAGCTGCTACACCGATGCCAGCAGTATTTCCTGTCGCGTTTCGCGCGTGGCTTTTTGCAGTATGGCTATCCATACATACTGTATTAAGCAGCCCGTCGAACACGGGAGATGATGATGCCCCGCCGACAATTCCAAAAATGGTCGTCGATGCGTTGTTTGCCCTCAGCCTGTAATTCCGACCGGAGGCACTGGTGCTGGCGATCACCCTTTGTGTCCAGCTCAAAGTTCCGTTTTTTCCAAGCGCTGTTCCAGGCAGGGTGAATCCTGAAGGGCCAGTGATTTCGCTCGTTGAGCCAGTAACCCACCCCGACAGATTCGGCGTGATTTCCGTTTTCGTCGCAGGCCGGCGGGGAGTTCCGCTGCCGACGACGTAGGTCTCTGCGTAAACTCTACCTGCCGTGTCGGAGCTGAATTCCGTCCAGTACCATCCAGCAGGCAGCGAGGAGCCGCCGAAGCTGGCTGGAAGATAAGCGTAGCAACCTGCAAGGCTCGCGCCGACGTTGGCCTGTATGGCTGCCGACAGCGTGAAAGCCCCGTTCGTTCCGGTGAATTGGCATCCGTTCGCAGCTCCGTCTCCGGGCATGATGAGGAACGGGATGTTGCTGACGGCGATGACTTGCGGAATCCCGAAAATAATATCTGCCCCAGAACGCCGCCTCTGCCCAACCACCAACCCCGTCGGATCGTCGACCAGCCATTCGACCGTGCCGTCTACTTGTGTCCCCATGCCTTTCTCCTATCAGGTGTAGCCGCTGAATGCGCGGGTGATGTCCGTCAGCGCATTCGGTTTGCTGGTATCCACGCGGCCGAGCTTCTGCGCGGTGTCTGCGCCTTGGTTCAACAGCGCGGACTGCTGCGCCTGCTGCTGCGCCTCGGCGCGTTGCTGCCGGATCAACGCGACCCTTTCCCCCGGCACGATCATCTCGGGGTCGATTCCGAGCATGTCGGCGTAGGCATCCGCCCACCGATCGGCGTCGAGTTTGTCGAGTACTTCCGGCTTCAGCCCGGCCACCGCGCCCAGGTTGCCGACAAAACGGTCGACAGAGTTCGTGGCAATCGCGCGCTGCGCCTGCGCCAGCATCGACACAAACTCGACGTTCAGCTCCGCACCCTGCAGTTCCTCGGGCGGGGGCGGCACGATGCCGGCCTCGACCATGCGCGCAAAGGTCAGGTCGATCAACGGGTCCAGAATCTCGTTGTGCATCCGCTCCAGCACGGGGCCGAGCATCAGGAGCTTTTCCTCGTGCCGCTCCGCGACCTCGGTGGCGGTCATTTGCGGGTTCGTGCCGTTCGCCAACATCAGGAACAGGTCGGCGTAGAAGCTGCCCTTGATCCGCTCGCGCACGTCCTGAATATCGGCCAGCAGGTGCGACAGGTCGATGCTTACCTCAAAGGCCGACCGGATGCCGCCCCCAGCCGCCGCGGCATCGACGAACGAGACGCCGCCCGGCAGGACGTCCACGTCGTGCGACTTCATGCTCGTCGGCACCTGCAGCGGGGGCCGGGTCTTGTAGTCAATCCCCTGCGCCTTGCGCAGCTGCTCGTGTTGCAGCTGCTTGATGTCGCCGAGCGCTTCCATGGCGGGGCTGTGGCCGTAGATGTCGCCCCCGGCCACCGCCCAGCGCGGGCAGAGCGCGGGGAAGGTGCGAAAGCCGGAGTCGCGCAGCAGTTGGTCCTCGTCGCCGCTTGCGCGCTCAAAGTAGGCCGACTGCCACGCCATGTTCTGCGCGTCGCGCTTGCTCAAGTCGCGCACGGCGCGAGGCTGTATGGCGTGCAGCACCGTAACCCAGTGGTCGCGGTTGCCGCGTTGCACCATGTCCTTGACCGCAGGGCTCGCCTTATCGCCGAACTCCCGGACCACGTTCGCTGCGGAGAGCTGGAACTCCCGGAACACCGTATCGACCCGCCCGCGCGAATCCGTCGCGATTGCGTATTCGCCTGCGGTCAGCGTGTGGCAGTGAATCACGGTGTCGAAGTCGGGGAGCACGATCGCGCCGGCCGTGCCGAACGCGCCCAGCTCCTCATACATCGAGTGTAGCGCGCGGTAGACGTTGGATTTCGCGAATACCATTTGCATCAAGCGCGTGACATCCGCCAGCCACGCCTTGACCGCGGCCGACTCGTCGAGCTGCGGAAACGACGTGGTGAGCCGGAACCACGGCCGCGCCGGGCTGGTCATCCCCGCCATCATGCCGGCGGCGAGCACGCGCAAGGCGCGCGTCCCGGTCGAGTCGAGAATCGAGTTGTGCCGCTTGTCGCCCTTGTTGCGGTCCTCGACGAAGAAGCGCCCCGACCGCGGCAGCAGATAGTCGCTGATTTCCTTCCAGTGCGACATCCAGCTCTCGCGCTCGCGGTGCAGGCTCCTCCACCGCGAGAGAAGCAGTTGCCGCCTAGTCTGCTCAGGCATGGCCTACGAGCCCAGCAGCGTGGTCTTGCCGAGCTGCAGCGCGTCCGGCGAGATGCCGGTCGGCCCGGTCAGCATCGTGCCGGATGCCCCGGCGCGGCCCGCTTCGCGCGCGGCATCGAGCACAGAGCCGGTGCCCGCGCGCTTCTGGTTCGCCCGGTTGGTTGCCTCGTCCGCGGCCTGTTGCTGCTTGCGCGCGTTTTCCTCGGTTTGCTGTTGCGCGCGCTCCGCGAGCCGCGCTTGCTGATCGGCGGCGAGCCGGGCCTGCTCCGCCGCGCGCTTCGCGGCTTTCTCCTGGTCCTGCCCGCTGTTGCGGGCGGCGACCGCCCCGGCAACGGCGGCGACGGCGGTAATGGCTCCGCTCATGCCTACTCTCCCGTAATGTGGATCGCGTTGACGGCGCCCAGCTGCCGTGACAGCAGCAGGTGCGCTTCGTCGGTGAACTCATCCTCTGCCTGCTCGACGGTCGCGGCCCGCGTCGCGAACACCATCGTCAGCCAGGTGTCGGCGTGCGCGAGGAATGCCTGCCGGCGGTGTGCGCTGGCCGCGAGCACGTGGTAGCCGGTCAGCCGCACGGCATCCTCGCCGGTGTCGACCGTCGCATCGCCGGCGAGGATCAGCACGGTCGGAACCCGGATCAGCGCGCCCGTCAGCACGACGCCGGCGGGGATCATGATCGTCCGCGCGTACATGCCGCCGTGCAGCACGTGGTCGGTTGCAATCGGCACCTGCGGCAGCTCGAGCAGGGCCGCTTCCAGCCGGCGAACACGGGCGATCGCCTCGTCCGTCATCGCCGGAATGCGCCCCGCTGTGAGTGCCGGCATCATGCGCACCCCCGGAAAAATACGCGATTGGTTTCGTGATACCCGACGCGCGGCAGCAGGCGCTCCAGCCGGCCGCCGGTCGGCGCGGTGACGTACAGCCCGGGGACACCGAAGCCGGCCGCCAGCTGCTCGGCCGCGCGCAGCAGCTTGAGCCCGGCGCCGCCGGCGCGGTGCTTCTTCGCCACGAACAGCGTCTCGGTTGAGGCAATCAGCTTGCCGCCGAAGTGCAGCACGGGCGAGACGAGCACGGCACAAAAGCCGGCCAGCTCGTCGCCAACGAACACGCCCAGGGCGTGCAGCATGCCGGCGTCGACCAGGGCCGCGTAGCCCTCGCGATCGGGCAGCGCGCCCCACAGGTCCGGGTTGCGCAGCGACTCGTCCCGGTACTCGTCGCACAGCTCGGCGAACAGGGGCGAGTCGAAGGCCTCGGCGACAGTGAGGGGGCGAATGGTGCATTCCATGCGCGCAGCGTAGGCCGGGCGCGCGGCGACACGTGCACCGCTCTATCGCAGGTTGGCGTAGGGGTCGTAGTTGCCGCGCGGCTTGCGCGTCGGGAAAAGGCCGCGCTTCGGTGTGTCGATCAGGGCGAGCACGTATGCGCTCCCGTAGTCTGGCGATCGCCCGATGCGCTCCATGATCTGCTCCCGGCTCGCCACGTAGATCGTGGAGCCCGACAGCGACCACGTGTAGGCCGTCAGGTCAGCGAGTAGCTGCTTGCTCGGGGGCAGGGCAATGCCGGTGTTGTTCGCCGGGTCCAGCGCCTCGCGCATGCGCCACACAAGCTCGCTGCGCAGGTTCTTGAAGCGCAGCCGGCCGGACTTGTCCGCGCCGGTGGCCGCTTCCGCGACGTTCACGCCGACCACCTGTTGCCCGGCTTCGCGCAGGAAGTCGTAGGGCGCGGAACCCACACCGATGACGTCCACGTGGATCACGGCGTCGTCGCGCTTCGCTGCGAGGCAGAGTCCGGCCACGGTCGGCCCGTCCGGCGTCGCGCTGCCCGCGTGCGCCAGCGGCTCGTCGAACCACATGCCGTGCCGGCGGGCGAGGACCGTGCTGTCGCGGCCACCGCGGGCCACGTCGACGCCGAGTGAATCCATCGGCGGCAGCTTGTCCGGGCGCCGCCAGCGGGCTTGCGCAGCCTCCACCCAGGCCGTCGGAATGACTTGCCAAGGGTCATCCTCGGTGCCGGCCTCGAAGTCGCCGTGCAGCATTTGCGAGCGCAGCGGCTCGGGCAGGGCCTGCAGGGTCGCCATGTACCCCGTCCCCAGCAGGTACGGGTTGTCGCTGATCCGCGAGGGAACGAACGTCCGCGACATCGGTTTGATCGTTTCGCCGGCGTGCATGAAAGGCTCGCCGCTGGCCACCTCAATCTCCTTGCCCCCTACCATCGCAAACCACCGCAGCTCGCCAGGTTGCGCGGGCCGCGGATGCTTGCGATCGAGCCAAGGGGCAAAAAATGCCTTGATCCAGCGCCCGTCCTGCGTGGTCGGGGGGTTGAAAGTCAGCAGGGCTTGACAGCGCTGGCCAGGTATCGTGGTGCGCAGCCAGCCCAGCAGGAAGCGCACCTGCGACTCGAGAAAGTTAGTCGCCTCATCGAACACCAGCAGGTCGTGCGGCCGGCCCTGATACCGCGCCTCATCGCCCAGGTTTGGCGCCGACCCGAACTCAATCTGCCGGCCGTCAGGCAGGCGCCAGATGCGATCCTGCCCGTTGTACCCGTCCCGTTTGCCGAGAAGCGCGGTCAGATCGTCAATTATCCCTGTTAGCTGTGTGGCCTCTCGCCGCAAAATCATGGACTTCCGGTGCTGCGTCAACGCCTTGCCGATCGCCAGGAAGCTCTTGCCCCCGCCTGCAGAGCCCCCGAAGCCGATTATCTCGGCGAGGGAATGGTAAGCCATCAGCTGAGGGCCGGGAAGCGGCCAGAAGGGCCGCGCGGGGTCGTGCAGCAGGCTATCCAGCTCGGCCTGTTCCGCCGGCGTCAGGTGCGCCAGCAGGGCCGGGTCAAAGGATGTCGGAAACATCCGCCTCGGCCTGCCGCGCGGCAGCGCAGGCGAGAATCACGGCGATGCGCGAGGCCCGGTCGGTGTCGGTCAGGACAACAGGCCCGCCGTCCGCGCCGGTCAGTTCCAGGGCCGTCTTGATCCCGTACTTCTTCGGAAACAGCTTCTCCGCGCGCCAGCGCTGCGACGACAGCACCACGCTCGCCGCTTTCGGGTCGATCTTCCCGGCGAGCGTCTGCCCCTCGATGTCGGCCATGCCTTCCTGCAGCGCGTCGGCCTGCAGAAGATGGGCTTTCGCGCACTTGGCGGCGAAGCGCGTGTCCTTTTCCATCCACCGCTGCAGCGTCCGGCGGTCGGGCATCCCCTCGCTTCGGCAGATCGCGCGCAGCGACTCACCCTCCGCAACGCGGGCGCAAATCTCGTCCTCAAGTTCGGCGCACTGCAGTGTCGGTCGTCCGTGTCCCATGCCGGGCATCATCCATCACGCCCCGCCCCACCATGTGCACCGACCCGTTTGAAGGCCGCCGGGGTCTGCGCCCGCCGCTCGTACCGGCAGATGCGGCCGACCGCCCACTTGCTGACCTCGAACTTTTCCGCGAGCACGGTGTAGCTCATCCCTTCCTCGTGCAGCAAGCGAATCAGCTCCACCTCGCCGTCCGTGAGCCGGGCGCGGGGGTGGTCCTCGCCGATCAGCAAACCGCGCTCGTTCACCGCGACAACCCGCATGTGGTCGCTCCTCGAATCTGCAATTTTTTACCAAGACCGCACAAGACCGACCAAGACGGCCAAGACCCCCGTTTTCCTATGTTTACCTCCAACCGACATATATATATTTATGCGCGCGCATAATTAGAAAACTGTGGTCTTGTTGGTCTTGTTGGCCTAAATCGTTTATTTTCAAAAAGGTAGCAGCAAGACCACGCAAAAACCACGTTGGTCTTGGTGGTCTTGTTCGCTACTGTTTCCGCTTCCAAACGCGTACTTGAACCCCGTTTACATACCCGCGATCGCGCATGTACCCTAATTCCTGCAAAGAATTGCAAATTCGCAATTCTTCGCACCTTCGCAGTTGCTTTGCTTCAAGCCTCAACGCAAATCTTGCAACATCGCAAACCCGCAAAAATTCGCGCTCTCCCGGAGTGTCGCCCGTCAGCTCGTCCGTTTCCGCAAGCCATCGCGCGATTTCCTCGGTCCACGGGTCAGTGACCGTGTGCTCGGCATGCACGGCCCTCGCCAGTTCCTCGGCGTCCCGGAACGCCACCCCGCCGGCCTTGAACAGCTCCCGCCCCTCGGCCCACAGCTGCAGCCTGTCCCGACACACCGCCTCAACGTCTGCCGACGCGCCCACCCGAACCGGGAGCCACCGCCTGTTGCCTTCCTTGTCCGCCAGGAAGGCGTCCTCGTTCGTCGTGCCCATGAACACCGCCCGCCGCGGGTACGTCGTCGCGAACTCCCGGAACTTCGGCACCCAGTTCTCGTGCTTGCGGGTGACGAACGCCCTTATGCCTTCTATCGCCCGGGTATTCAGCCCCCGCAGCTCTGAAATCTCGGCAAGCAGCTTGCCCCGCATCTTGCGGGCCAGATCGTCGTCATCCTCGTGGAAGCTAACCTCGGTGAAAAAGTCGGGCGCCGGCACCATCGCCGCCAGGCCCGTGCTTTTCCCCACGCCCTGCGCCCCGACCAGAACGGGTACCATGTCCGCCTGAATGCCGGGTACCCGCACCCGGCCAGCAAGCGCCGTCCACAGATACCGGCTGACCGCCCGGACATACTCCGAGTCGGCCGCCTTGAAGTAGCGCTGCAGGAAGGTCTCGACGCGCGGCTGGCCGTCCCACTGCAGCCCGTCAAGCCAGAGAATCGCCGAGTCGAACGGCCGGTCCTCGGCCACCATCAGCACCGCGTCGCGGACCATCTCCCGGCCGATCGCCTTGAACCCGGCCCGCTCCAGCCGCACGCGCAGCCGGGAATAGTCTGCGTCACGGAAGGGGCGCCAGTCGTCGCCCTTCACCGCGAACATGATCTCGTCCCGGAACTCGTCGTGCCGGATGTCCATCCCGCACAGATCCGGCCGCTTGACCGCCAGCGCGACGTTCTCGAGCGTCGCCTCGATGCGCCCGGCCTTGTCCCGCTTGAACGGCGGCAGCTCAGGCCGCGCCTCGCCTTCCCCCGTACCGGCTTCCACCACGTCGAACTCGCCCAGCAGATCCTCGGCGTAGCCGATCGCCGCGAAGAACTCGGCGTCGGTGCGCCCCTCGCAGTGCCCGTGCAGGCACTTGAAGTGCCCCCGGTCGTGCCCGTTGGTCCCTGCCGGGAACCACACCGTCGAGCCGTCGCCCGCGGTCCCTGTCGTGTGCGCGTCGCCCCACGGACACTCGATCGCCAGCGCGCCGTCCCGGCCTTCGTCGAGCACGAGGCCCTGCGCGTGCAGCAGGTCCGCCACCGGGTCGGGCAGCGCGACGTGCGGCCCTCGCTTGCGCACCGACACCGCGCCCGCGGTCGGGGGCTCGACAGCGAAGCGCTCCGCCAGCGCCGACCACAGCGCCTCGAACTCGGCCAGCTCGAGCGCCGGGAAGGCCGCCGGCAGGCCGCCCTCCCACTCGTACCGGGCGCCGCTCGGGTGCGTGCCCGCGGCGATGAACTGCTGCCCTGTCGCCAGCAGCTCGATAATTCCGCCGTCGACCCTTATCGTCCGCTTCGCCATCTCGCCCGGCAGCTGGAACGCGAGCAGCACCTTGCCGGAGTTCGCCCTGCAGCGGGCCGGCAGGGCCACGCCAAGGCGCTCAGTGACGAACTCAACGATGCCCCGGGCCTTGCCCTCGTCCGGCACGTCGATGTCCAGCGCGCGCACTGCGCGCGTCTGCAGGCAAATGCCGTAATCCGGCACCGCCGACCACCGCTCCAGCTCCGCGTCGCTGGCCTTGTGGCGTGTCCAGCCGACCAGGCCAACCACCGTGTCGTGCCCGTTGTACCGGCTGGGCACCTTGCCCACATCCTTGATTTTGGAATCCGGCGACACGACAGCCGCCGGGTTGGATACCACCGGGAGCAGGTCAGCCCCCAGGCCCAGCAGCAGGTCGAAGTGCAGCCAGTCCTCGTGCGTCGCGCCGTAGCGTGTCATCCCTCGCCCCTCATACCAGGTCCGCCGCGCCGTCGAACTCGTCCTCGGCCGCCTGCAGCCGCTCGCGCGAAATCTCCAGATACGCCGCCTCGCGCTCGATGCCGATGAACCGACGCCCTGCCAACAGCGCGGCCACACCTGTCGTGCCGCTGCCGGCGAACGGGTCGAGAATCAGCCCGCCCGGCACGACGGGCCGCACCAGCTCCCGCATCAGCGCGGTCGGCTTGCCCGTCAGGTGGTGCTTGTCCGCGCGCTTGACGACAACCTGGTGGCACCCGTCGAACGGCCCGTCGTGCGTGAGCTGCACCGCCGCACCCTTGGTGCCCCACACGACGTACTCGCACTGGTGCCTGAAATATCCCTTGTGCGGCGCCCGCGACCCGCGACCCTTGTCCCACGGCACGATGCCGCGCCAGAACACCCCGCCCGCCTGCACCGCGTCAGTCATCACGGGCAGCTGCCGCCAGTCCGTGAACGTCAGGAAGTACCCACCGGGCTTCATGATCCGCACACACTCGGCGATCCACAGCGAGCACCAGGCGAAGTAACTCCGCTGGTCCCTCGAGTCCCCGCCGAAGCTCGGGTACTGCCCCTGCGACGAGTGCTGCGTGTACTTCGCGTCGGGATCCCGGGCTTTGTCGTCGCGGGAGAAGCCGCCGGACGAGTACGGCGGGTCGGTGATGACAGCGTCGACCGACTCGTCGGCCATCGCCATCAGGGCAGGCAGCGCCTCGCCTTCGATCAGGGTCCACGGGCTCATGCCGCACCTACTGAAAAAAGAGGCGGTTCCGACCCCGATAGAATGGAAGCTCTCACACAACCCACTACCGATGGAGGAACCGCCGTGAAAACGACAGACGACAAACTCGACTTTCTCACCGGCCAGGTCGCGGCGCAGACCTTGGCTATAAGGGCGCTGCTCATGACGCACCCCGCGAAAGACGAGGCGGTTGCGCGTTTCCACGACGAATTCGAGCAAGCGTTTTCGCGAGTCTTGCCGCGCGCCTTTCCCGATCAGTTTGTCGACGGTCTGCAAACGGTGCGCGGTATGTTCTTGGAACCTTGAACCTGCGCGGCAAGCCGAGCACGTCGGCGTAAGTGTCGGCCCACCGGCCGGGGTCAAAGGCCGTCATGCTTCGTGCTCCGCGGTCAAGTCGTCGAATTCCTCGGCGGTAAACACCTCTGGGTACTTCAACCGCAGGAACAGCAGGCGCGCCTTCGGGATGCCGCGCACGCGCCATTCGCTGACGGAAGGGTTCTTGACTTCGCAAAGGCGTGCAACCTTCGAGGTGCCGCCGAGAGCATCAATAATTTCGGAAGATGTCATGGTTGTGTAAGGGGCTGGTCAACAGAAAGAAACGCCATGATGTTAGGCTTGCCTAGATGTCAGAGTCAAGCAAAACTAGCGATTTCATTGTTAGGATTTCCTACCATGATGACCTTTACTGAACGGCTGAACCAAGCGTTGTCCGAAGCGGAGGGGGTCAAGCAGATCGACTTGGCCCGCGCCTGCGGGGTGAGCACGGCATCCGTAAGCGCTTGGTTCTCTGGCGGGACGCGCTCCCTGCGCGGCGCAAACTTGACCAGGGCCGCGGCCCTGCTTCGCGTCAACCCCCTGTGGCTTGCAGAAGGGCGGGGGCCGAAGCGCCCGGACGCCACAGCCGTAGAGCACGCGCTAACCCCTCCACTCACGCCACGGCAGGAAGCTTTCTTGGGGTTGCTCGATGGGCTGACCGAAAGCCAACAGGAAGAAGAGTTCCAGCGGCTTCAAGCTCAGAAACAGCAGAACGACGAGATGCTGACCGAGCTGTTAAAGCGGAAGGCAGGATGATGTCACCGAGAATGCACCTTCTGGCGCTACTGCTGCTACTACTCGGGGGGTGCACTACCACCGACACGATGCAGTGGGCCGGGGTAGGGGGCAGCAAAGCCGATGGCCTCGTCATCTTGGGCATCGACGTTCCCCCGAAAATAGGGGTGATGGAAACTCATGTGGTGTGGGACGTGCAGCAAGCGAACAACGAGGCCGACCGGAGGTGCCGCAACTGGGGGTACAAAAGCGCGGAAATCTTCCGTGAGCCTCTGCCCGTCCGGGTGATCTGCCACCCGCAAGGCATCAGCCCTTGCTGGTCAAAAACCTACCGGGCCACTTACCAGTGCATAGATGGTTAGTCGCTTCGCCCGCGATCTGCTGGCCGAACTGCTCAAACGGCGCGCGGGCCGATGCCCCCTTGACGTGATCAAGTACGAACCGGCGCGCAAGCGCGACCCCGACATCCCGTAGCACCGCCCAAGCCCCGCTCCCATAAGCCCGCCACCGTGCGGGCTTTTTCTTGCCTGAAAAGTTAGGAAAACCTATTGACAGCTCCGCTAGGCGCGCTTAGCATTGCTCCGTCAGTCGCCCATCAACTCACTGAAAGGAGCACACGCAATGCCCGACACCGACGACCACCCCGCGCTGGCCCTCGCTCGCCAGCTCCACCGGCAGCTCGCCGACATCCACGAGCTGACGGACACCCGTTCGCGCACGCCCTTGCAGGACCGGCAGAAAATCCGCGTCATGGCGCGTGAGGCCCTGCAGCTCGCCGCCGCTGCCGGGGTGCTGTCGTGACCAGCGCCGGCCTCCTAAAGTCGATGGACGACGAGCACCTGCTCGCGTCCGCCCGCGCCGAGCTGCACGCGCTCACCAGCACGCCGCTGGAGCTGGAGCTGCTCGACCGCTTCGAGACGCTGCTCAACCGGCTGGAGCCGATGGGGGCCGAAGCCAGCGAGCTGCGCCAGCTGCGCCAGCTGCGCCAGCTCGCCGACGTGCTCGAGCACGCCGGGTGCAGCGCCAAGGATGTCGAGGATTTGCTGGAGTGCCACCCGGCCCCGCTCAAGGATCAGGCCGCGCTGCTCTCGCTGCTCAACGATCAGGACATCCACACCTTCGACCAACTTGCGGCCCTGATCGAGACGGCCGCCAACTTCCGGTCCCTCGCGACCGACGCGGGCGACCTGTTCGCCCGCCTGCATCAGCTCACCCTCACCACCAACCAGGAGTAACAAGCATGTTCCCGATGACCATCACCCTGCACCACCCCGCACAACTGACCGCCGTCATGGCCGCCCTTGGCGCTGCCCTCGGCGCGCCCGAGATCCCTTTTACGTTGCCGACCGCACCGACGGTCGAAGCTGCCGCGCGCGCCCGACTGCTTGAGGGGCTGGAGCGCGCCACTGACGCCCGAGATGCGGACGCCGCTGTTCCCGCTGTTCCCGCTGTTCCCGCTGTTCCCGCTGTTCCCGCTGTTCCCGCTGTTCCCGCTGTTCCCGCAACCAAAGCCGAGACGAAGGCCCCTGTCGAGATGACCGGCGCCGAAGCCGAGAAGGCCCTGCACGGACACGCAAACAAGCCGGCAGATCAGCCGGACTACACCGCCGTCAGCAAGGCGATTCAGGCCGTCGCAACCGCCAAGGGGCGCGCCGCGGCCGTCACCGTGCTCGGCAAGTTCAGCGTCGCCCGTGGCCCTGAGCTGAAGCCCGAGCAGTACGCCGGCGTCATCGCCGCGTGCAACGAAGCGCTGCTCGCCGGCTGACCGCTATGGCGCCCGCCAGACACGCGCCGCGGCTCGCACAGCCGCCTTTCAGGCCCAGCGACATGCTGTGCCTTACGCCGCGCCAGCGGCGCCTTGTGCGCCCGCTGCGCAACCCTGCGCCGCTCTGCCGGCTGGCCCTCGTCGCCTTCGCGCTCGCCATCGGGCCGCTGGCACGCATCGAGGCCGGCATTGCCGCGTACCACCGCACGCTGCTTGCCGCCAAGGAGAAAACGCAATGAGCACGCACGCTATTTGCTCGCCGTCGTCCGCGCACCGCTGGATGAACTGCCCCGGCAGCGCAGCGATGGAAGCCGACTGCCCCGACGAGTCCAGCGAGTTCGCCATCGAGGGCGCCGCTGCCCACGCGCTCGCCGCCATGTGCCTCGCTTCCGACAAAAACGCACGCGAGTACATCGGCCGCACAGTTCCGGCCGACGCTGACGTTGACTGGGAAGTCGACGCCGACATGGCCGGGCACGTGCAGAAGTACGTGGACTATGTCCGCGACCTCGGCCCCTCGTTGCTGATCGAGAACGCGCTCGACATCTCCGCCCTGACCGGCGAGGACGGCGCCCAGGGCACCGCGGATGCGATCGTCCTCGCCGACGACGAGCTGATCGTCGTTGACTTGAAGTACGGACGGGGGGTCAAGGTCGATGCTGAAGGAAACGAGCAGCTGCGCATGTACGCGCTCGCCGCGCTCGCCGAGTTCGAACTTGTGGCCGACTTCAAGCGCGTCCGCACAGTGATCGTGCAGCCCCGCCTTGACCACATCAGCGAAGCGACCTACACGCCCGACGAGCTGCGCCAGTTCGCCGTCACGGTCAAGGAGCGTGCGTTCCACACCCTGCAGGTGTTGCGCAACGAGAAGCCGGGCGCGTACCGGCACCACCTGACGCCCGGCGAGAAGCAGTGCAGGTTCTGCAAGGCGAAGGCCGTCTGCCCCGCGCTGGCGCAGCATGTCCTGACCACGGTGGCCGACGACTTCGTCGACATCAGCGAGCCCGTCGCGCCGCAGATCGAGCACGCGGCCGAGCGCACGGTCGATAACGCCACACTCGGCAATCTGTTGTCCGCGGTGCCGCTGATCGAGACGTGGTGCAAGGCGATTCGCGCCCGCGTCGAGAGCGAGCTGCTGGCTGGTCGCGCGGTCGCCGGGTACAAGCTGGTACAGGGCCGGGCAGGCAACCGCGCGTGGACCAGCACCGACGAGGCCGAGCGCATCCTCAAGTCGATGCGCCTGAAGGTCGCCGACATGTACGATTTCACCCTGATTTCGCCGACCTCGGCCGAGAAGTTGCACAAGGCCGGCGTCATCGGGGACCGGCAGTGGCCCAAGCTGCAGGCGTACATCACCCGCGCGGAAGGCCGGCCGTCCGTCGCACCGCAGACGGACAAGCGCCCCGCGCTCGCGGTCCAGGCCAGCGCCGACGAGTTCGACGTCCTGCCCGAACCTGCGGAGGACCTGGTGTGATCGTCGAGCGCAAACCCCCGCACACGCTGCTTCCGCCCGAAGCAATCGCCGCGCTGCAGAAGGCCGCGCGCACGGACGCGCCGGACTGCGACCCGCTGGCGAAGACCAAGGCCATCGAGCGCGCAATCCGAGACATCAAGCTCGCCCACCCTCATCTTTTCAAGGAGTAACACCATGGACCTCATCATCAAAAACGTTCGCTTGTCCTTCCCCGACCTGTTCCGCGCCGTCGAGCACAAACCCGGCGACGGGAAACCCCGCTGGAACGCCACCTTCCTCGTCTCGCCGGGAAGCGACGCGGACAAAGCAATCCGCGCGGCAATCCAGGCCGAAGCAACCGCGGAATGGAAGGAAAAAGCCGCCGGCATGCTCAAGGCGTGCGCAGGGCAGACGAACAAGTTCTGCTATCTGGACGGTGACACGAAGCAGTACGAAGGGTACGCCGGCATGATGTACCTCGCCACGCACCGCGCGGCCAAGCTGCGCAACGGGTCGCCGAACACGCCGCCGCTCATCATCGACACCAACAAGCGCCCACTCGACGAAACCGCGGGGAGGCCATACCCCGGCTGCTACGTCAACGCCAAGGTCAGCATCTACTGCCAGAAAGGCGAGAACGCGGGGGTCCGCGCGTCGTTCTCCGTGGTGCAGTTTGCCAAGGACGGGGACGCCTTTTCCAAGGGTACGCCAACCGACGACGAGTTCGACAACATCGCCGAAGGCGCAGACGCGGAGTTCGCCGACATCTTCTAACCCAACCCCGCCCCGACACGGGGCGCTTTGCAGTGCCCGGCACCGATCAACCAACTGAAAGGGCCAAAGGCGCAGCGGGAAAACTGCCCGCCGGGCACTGCAAAGCGCCCCCGACACGGGACGCTTTGGTGAGGGTGTGCAGTTGCGAATCTCCCGCAGGCGACGGTCCTCCTTGCTTCAGCCGTCGTTCGAAAGGCTCGAAAGTGCCTGCACCCTCACCAAAGCGGCCCCAAACCATGAAAAAGGACCAGACATGAGCAAGTGGTACGAAGTAACAGTGCAGGCAACCAAGGTCGTCGTCGTGGAAATCGCGGACGACTCCGACTACGACCCGGAGGAAGAAGCCGCGGACGTCGCGAAGGACGAGGTGTTTCTTTGGCACCGCGGCGACGTTGAGACCTTTGTCCGCCTGTTGGAAACCCCGGCGAAGGTCAAGGCCGCGAAAGGGGACGCGGACGAAGTGTGCCCGCTCCCGAAGCCTCGCTGCTAAGGGCCCGACGACATGACTACCCTGTTCCTTGACCTCGAGACTTTCAGCGACGTGCCGATCGCGCACGGCACGCACGCATACGCCGAGCGCGCGGAGATCCTGCTTTTCTCGTGGGCCATCAACGACCGGCCCGTGCAGGTGTGGGATGTGACACTCGGCGAGGACATGGACCCCGACCTGTACGACGCGCTCATGGACCCCGCCGTGCTAGTCTGTGCCCACAACAGCGGCTTTGACCGCACCATCCTGCGGCATGTCATTCCTGAGCACTGCCCGGCCATCCCGCGCTGGCGCGATACGATGGTACGGGCACTCGCGCATTCTCTCCCCGGCAGGCTCGACGCACTGTGCGACCTCCTGAAGCTCGACGCGGACAAGGCGAAGGACAAGGAAGGCCGGCAGCTCGTGCACCTGTTCTGCAAGCCGCGGCCAGCCAACAGCGCATTGCGCCGGGCCACCCGCGAGACGCACCCGGCAGAATGGGCGCGCTTCGTCGAGTATGCGCGGCGCGACATCGAGGCCATGCGCGAGGTCGACCGGCTTCTGCCGAGCTGGAACTACGACGGCGACGAGCTGGCACTTTGGCACCTTGACCAGCGGATCAACGACCGCGGCTTCCAGGTTGACACCGACCTCGCGCACGCCGCCATCCGCGCAGTCACGCGCGAGCAGGCCGCGCTTGCCGACCGGACGCACACGCTGACCGGGGGCGATGTCGCATCTACCACGCAGCGGGACGCCCTGCTGCGCCACGTCCTCGCCGAGCACGGCGTCACGCTGCCGGACCTGCAGCAGAGCACCATCGAGCGGCGGGTCAACGACCCGGACCTACCGCCGGCACTGCGCGAACTGCTGGCGATCCGGCTGCAGGCCAGCAGCACGAGCACGAGCAAGTACAAGGCCCTCACGCAGGCAGTGAGCAGCGACGGCCGCCTGCGCGGCACGCTGCAGTTCAACGGCGCCAGCCGCACGGGCCGGTGGTCCGGGCGCTTGTTCCAGCCCCAAAATCTCCCTCGGCCCGTGCTCAAGCAGGGCGCCATCGACCAGGGCATCGACGCCATGCGCGCGGACTGCGAGGACCTGGTCGTCGACGACACCATGGCGCTAGCGAGCAGCGCAGTCCGCGGCTGCATCGTCGCCCCGCCCGGCCGCAAGCTGGTTGTCGCCGACCTGTCGAACATCGAGGGGCGCGTGCTTGCATGGCTCGCCGGCGAGGAATGGAAGCTGCAGGCATTCCGCGACTTCGACGCCGGCCAAGGCCCGGACCTGTACAAGTTGGCCTACGCCCGATCGTTTGGCGTGGCGCCAGACAGCGTCACGAAGGACCAACGGCAAATTGGCAAGGTGCAGGAACTCGCGCTCGGGTACGAGGGCGGGGTCGGCGCCTTCCTCACCTTTGCCGCCACTTACGGCATCGACCTTGAGGCCATGGCCGAGCACGCCATCGCCGGCATCCCGCCGCACATCCTTGACGAAGCCCGCGGCGCGCTGGAATGGACGCGCGCCAACAAGCGTCCGACCTTCGGCCTGTCCGACCGTGCGTGGCTGGTGTGCGACTCGTTCAAGCGCGCGTGGCGGTACAGCCACCCGGCTATCGTGTCGTTCTGGAAAGACCTGCAGGAAACCGTGGTGTTCGCAGTGTCGCGGCCCGGTGCGACCTTCACGTGCCGCAAGCTGAAACTGCGCCGGGACGGTGCGTGGTTGCGCGTCCGCCTGCCGTCCGGCCGCTTCCTCTGCTACCCGTCTCCGCAGGTGGATGATGCCGGGAAGCTCAGCTACATGGGCACGAACCAGTACACGCGCAAGTGGTCGCGGCTCGCGACCTACGGGGGCAAATGCGCGGAAAACTGCACGCAAGCTGTCGCCCGCGACGTGCTCGCCGCCAGCATGCCGGCGATTGAAGCAGCCGGATACCCGATCGTCCTGTCGGTCCATGACGAGATCCTGACTGAAGTTCCCGACCGCGACGAGTTCAGCGTCGGCCAGCTGGCCGCCATGATGTCTGTCGTTCCCCCATGGGCCGAAGGGCTGCCGCTCGCCGCGGCCGGCTTCGAGGCCTACCGTTACCGCAAAGACTGAAAGGAGCCCCCGTGAGACTGTTCTACCTGTTCTGCATGTACCGCGCCCTCGGCGTCGGCCGGCGCGCGAGCCTGCGCTTCGTGCTGCGGAGGCTGCGCCGTGCGTGAGCGCGACATCGAGCGCTATCTCGTCGAGCGCGTCGTCGCCATGGGTGGCGAGGTCCGCAAGCTGCGCTGGCTCGGCCGCAACGGCGCCCCCGATCGGCTCGTCCT